TGAAATGTGATCAACTACCCAGCGGTGTGGATTATTTTGTTTTTGATTTCGGTGTAAACGCTGGACCAAGCAGAGCGATTAAATTTTTACAAAAAGTGGTGGGTGCTACACAAGACGGTGCCATCGGACCACAGACCCTTGGTCTTGTTAACGATGCAGATGTGCTGCATACGTTAGATTCCCTGTATTCAGACAGGCAAAACTACTATGAATCTCTGTCTCATTTTAAAACTTTCGGTAAAGGTTGGACTAGACGCAACAACGAAGCTAAAAAGCACGCCTTACACCTTGTTGAGCCTCTTTCATAAGTTATTGATTTTACTCAATAAAAATTCCAATTCTCAGGCCCTTCAGCAGCGATAGTCGTGTGAATATACCATGAAGGACGCGAGAATTGACGTTTTTAGCCTTTTTTATAATCTTTCTTTGCCTTGCAGTGGTCTTGGGCATGCTAGTATGGATAATCACCAGTAATTAAACTGACTATCCTACCTCACCCCAGTTCTTACCCATCTCTGCATCTACTTTGAAAGGAATGTTTAGGTCTTCCACACAGGTTTCCATAATTTCAACGACTCTGGTGGCCTGTTTCTCTGACTCTATGTTAAAACAAAGCTCGTCATGCACCGTCAACATTGGAACAAGACCCTCGTTGTAGCAATCTACCATAGCTTTTTTTGTCTGGTCGGCACTCGAGCCCTGTATAAGTTTGTTAAGAGCCTTGTATGTAAACGCTCTTCTAATCATGCCCTTACCACCGTACTGTTGTAGTGCTTCCTTCAGTGGTAGTGCTTTGTTAAATCCAAAAGACTTTGGCTCATACATATCAAACCTGCACTTACGTCCTAACCATGTGCGTATCACACCTTCTCTTTGTGCATGGTTCATGGCACTGTCTGCTATGCCTCTCACAAACGGAACCTTTTCATGATACACTTCTAGAAGTTTGGTAGCTTCTTCTTCAGATATATCCAACACACCTGCAAGCTTGCCCTTGCCCATGCCATACATAATTCCAAGATTAACTGTCTTTGCTTCTTTTCTTTTGATACCTGCCATATCCGCAACCATCTGATGAAAGTCTGCATCTCCTTTCTTGTACATCTCTACAACTTCATCAATCTGTGGATGCCTTGCAGGACCTTTTATCTGTGCACAATAATGTGCTAACCACCGAGGTTCTTGTGATGCATAATCAAACGAGCCCCACTTTGCCCCCTCTTCTGGTATAAACAAACCTCTAATTAGTTTCTTTAATTCTGGATCTCGCGCAGGTATCTGTTGTAAATTAGGGTTAGAAGAACTAAATCTACCTGTAACGGTACCTCCATCGTCACTTCTCAGTGGGTTGAAGTCACAATGTAGTCTGCCGTTATGGCTGTGTTCTACAATTGTATCGATAAAAGTCGTGTTAGCTTTGTTGAACTCTCGTATTTTTAATATCTTATAGGCTATTGGATGTTCATGATTCTGAAGAAATTGTTTTGTAAAGGAGGGTGCATCAGTGTTCTCTGTCCTATGGTATGGAAGACCAAGAGCATCAAACGCCTTTGCTATGGATGTAGCCGCCCATGGCTCAATAGAAGTTCCAGTTTCGGCCCGTATTTCTTCTAACAGGTCAGCTTCTCTTTTCTCGAGTAGCTTCTTTACTTTCTCTGCTTTATTCAGATCAACCCGTACTCCTTTTGTTTTCATGTCTAACAAGCACGGTATCAAAGAACTTTCAAGATTGAATATTGATTCACATTCTTGCTCTTTAAGTTCTATTGACAGCTTGTTCCAAAGTCTAAGAGTCACAGCCGCATCCTGTTCAGCATATGGACCAACATATCTACATGGCAGTTGCCACATACCTGCCTTTGGATCTACACCAAAGTAAGTAGCCGCCTGCTTTAATAGTCTTTCGTTCTTGTATTCTTGTAGATACTCGCCTGCCAAAGAGTTTAGATTATAGTATCTTCTGTTCTCATCTAGCAAAGGAGCGGCTGTCATGGTATCGATGATTCGACCTTGAACCTCTATCCCTTCTGCCCGTAGCCAACCCAGATCATAAGTAGAGTTGTGAAATACTTTTTCTATATCTGGTGTCGCCATCTGTTTCTTGAACCATGACAACACCATATCCTCTGGTAAGTTTTCACCTTCTGCATGTCTGAATGGAAAGTATCCCTGATAATCTCCTGCCGCTACAGCTATGCCAATCACATAGCCATCTCTTCGAGGCCATCCTGGTCCCAGGGTTTTAATGTTTGGGTCTTTGGTTTCCAAGTCAACAGCAATTCTTTTATGCTTTGTTAAGTCTGGAAATACTTGAGGAGGTGACCAGTCTTTATCTACAGAGGCTAGAGATACCTCTTTCATATCTTCCTTGTGAGCAAAGTCAAACTCAGGGTTTTCTAAAAAATCAAATTGATGCTTCGACTTCTTCAAGAGACATCCTCCATAAAAATATAGGAGTGGATTCCCCTACAAAAGCACCTATCGTATTAAACTCTAGATACTCTATTGCTTCATCTTCCGTCATGCCATCTCTTTCTACAAGAATTTTCATACAAAGATATGCATCGTATACGATAACGTCTTCACGATTGACAGGGTTAAGAGCCCTGCCAATCACTGCTTTATCAAATCCATCAGCTTTTAACATTTACCATTTCTCCACCCAAGGCGGCATATCCGATTATGTCTACCCAAGAATCACTCTTGGTTATGTCTTCAGATAATCGAGCTAGTTTAACTGCTATCATACAGGCAATCACTTGCTCGGGGGTTATCTCCGTCTTGCAAATTATAGTCCACATCTTTGCAATACGGTCATGGTTTATCTGGGACTCTCCATAATCATTTGCCCTTGGTCCATTGATTAAAACTCTAGCCTCATCTAAAAACCAACCCCTGTTCTTAGGTCTTGGCTTACCTATTACTACTCTAGCTTCGTTTCTAAATATAGCTTGTTTTTCATTTCTCCTTATTTTAGCCACATAGTTTGGATTGGCTTTTGCCATGGCACCTATTTCTTTGTTGCTCTTTTCTGGATGTTCTTTTATTAGCTGTATAACTTTCCTTAGTTTAGATCCTTTTTTCATATATAAAATCCCCATTCTGATTTTGCTTCTACTAAATGTAATTCTTTCTTGGCTCTGGTTATGCCAACATAAAAAGTTCTTTTCTCAGCATCCTGGTCTTTTGATTTAGATGCTGCTTTTGATGACTCTAAAATTAATAATACATTGTCTGCCTCTCCTCCCTTGGCTTTGTGTATGGTTGATATCTTTATCCTTGGTGTACCCGTCAGTATCTTCTCGTTCCTCCTTCGAGCAGATGATATATAAATCTCCTCTGTCTCTGATACATTTATTATATCGTACCAGTTTGTCTGATCGGATGCCTGCAACTCAAACTCGTTTACTAATCGAGCCAGAGTAAAAGTCTCGTCCTCTTCCATCTTCTTGAGTCTGCTCTTTGCAGACCTAGTAAGAAAACCTTTCCTAAGTTGGTCACAAAATTGCCACAATTTCTCAGTCGATATCTCAGAGCCTTTGCATAACAACAACCAAGTCTCTATCGATTGCAATATATTCGGAGAGATAGACCAACCCGAGCCCTCTCTGTAAAAGACATACCCATTCTCGCGTAACTCTCGAGCGATGTTGTTTGCTATGTAATTAGTTCGAGCAAGCACTAACCACTGACCCTCATCTAGATCTACATCTCGCACATCACGGTGCCATACAACCGTACCTGTATGTGATGCAGGTTTCCATTGCTTGTCCTGACGGATATCAATACGATTTACAACCGATGCTGCTATGTCATGCACTTGTTGTGGCACACGATACGATTGCGTAAGTATCTGCTTTTCTTCGGATGCTCTTAAAAAATCTTTTACGTTCACACCCATCCATGTATAGATGCACTGGTCATCATCTCCAGCATAGTACACACGCTTAGAATTAGGTGCCAGTATTTCGCGCACCATGCGCCACTGAAGTGGTGCTAGGTCTTGTGCCTCATCAACTATCAGAACATCAAATGAAGGTCCCTCACCGTCCTCGACAAAGTCTTCAATCATGTCTACGAAATCTTTTTTATCTGCTTCTTTTTTGTATGCTCTTAGTGCATTATCCACGATCCGTGCCTGCTGAAAATGCATTCTGTAATCAGCCGTATAATTAAACTCTTCTTCCAAACTCCATCCACGGACTCTGGCTATCTGAATCATGCCCAGATATGCATCACCCCCTTTGCCCTGTGCAAACAAACCACCATCAGCCATTGTTAAATAAGAGTTTGTGCTAAAGTCTAACCCGACTAGTCTTCCAAGCTCTCGATAATCAGATGCTTTCATCACATCTTTTGTACTCATGCCCTGATATTGAAAAGCTAGAGAATGTAATGTTCTAAACCAAGTCAGGTTATCTGGGTTCACGTTTAATTCTTGCACGGCTCTTTGCTTTGCTTCGTCAGCGGCCTTACGACTAAAAGAAACAAAGGCAATCTTATCCAAAGGAGTGCCTCTTTGTATTTCTTTTTTAACAATATTAATTAGCGTTGTTGTCTTGCCTGTTCCTGGAGGACCAAAGATTGTTGTCTGCATTAGAAGGGCACCTTCTCATAAAAATGTGGTTCTGTAACGGTTACCCGAAAGTTATCTTCATAAGGAAGATGACGATCCTTACAATTTTCACAAGCTTCACCCAACTCCAACAACTTAACTTTGTTATAATAATTTTTCCAACGATGACCACAAGTGTCACATAAAAAATAAGCTACATAGCAAATAGATTTATTCATCAGAAAGGCACCTCCGTCTTTTCTATTTCAACATCAGGCACCTCTACTTCCTGTGTAAATTCTGGTATCCACCACACACGAATGGTTTTCCAATCACCTTTTGATGTTTTAAATTTTTTGACTCCATTAGCCTCTTGATCCCCATTCATTTCCTTCAATCGTTCTTGAACTTGTGCCCTCGAGTAATCATCAAACTTACGTTGCCTTAAGAACCCCATGAGGGAATCCAATCTAAAAAAAGTATATCCCTCTCTCGTGTACGGTTTGCCAAGAATAATCTCCTCTGCACTCTGCGCCTGTATTCTGCCAGTGCAGTATGCCTCCATGTGCTCAAAGAACTGTCCTTTGAATGTAAGCTCATCTGGCACTTCAATCTCGTTTAGGTTCTCCATCAAACTATTAACAAGAATCTGCCAGTCATTTGCCTTAAATGTGTCTGGCATAAAACTCAACTGTTCCATGCAGGCTCTTTGAAATCTGACGGGCATTTGTAGTTCTTCTGTTGTTAGCTCTAGCCTCCTGCCATTTACATCCATGAACCAGAGCCGTGGTTCCGATAACACAACAGACAGGCCTGCTAAATCCATCGTTACCTTTTGATTGCCAACACCATATTTTAAAGTTTTGCACAACGTCTTGTTGCAGAAAGACTTCATTGGCTCTTGATCACATGTGTAAAAATATTCTTTCTTATCCATCTGGTTCTGGATCGTAACAATGTCAGAGGCAGGCAGTGGTGGCTGACAATACTGCGTGTTAATCTTTTCATGATTCGACTTCCAGTTATCTGGGTCCATCATCTTGCATAAGATAGCCACGTTAAACATCGTTGTGTTTCGAGTGCCTTCCGGTATGCCCTGCTCCATCATCACACGCAAACATGGGGGCCAATCCTTGAACATGTTTGATTGACCACCTAAACTAATATTTAAAAAATCTTTTGGTGAAACACTGCGTTTCTTAACAAGCGTGAGAAACTCTGTTAGCTTCGCGTTCTTGCCGTTCTCTTTGACCGCATACCGCATGGTTTGTTCCGAGTCAAAGTATGGAAGGTTAATAAAGTTCCCAACATCACCACGCTCAACAAGCACCTGTTCTTGCTTGGGAAATATTTCGCACCCTCCAAATCCAAGATATGACGCAATCTCAGATGCCTTGTCACGGAACTCTCCTGCCAGTATCTCTTCTGTAAAGAAGAAGAATATGTGAGCACCGCCCGACTTAGAACGGCACACGATACACGGAACCTTTGCGGCCCGTAGCTTTTTATCTAAGGCTACTAAGTCTAGAGGATAGGTGTCAATATCCAGTGCACCAAAATTACATTTGTTGTTTTCATTTATGGGAATGGATCCTACACCAAGGATACCTTTGAGGTGAGACTCTACGAGCTCTTCTGTGAGAGGCTCTCGAATAATTCTAGAGTTAGCCTTTTGCTTTCCGGCCACTCTTTCTTCCTGTATTTTTGTCTGTCCATGTGCGTATTCAAACCCTTTGAAAGCCGCCATGAACCGTTGCGTTTGATTCATATATTCTCTCCAGATAATAGTAGAGGTTGGTTATGAAATAGAAAGGAACCTGTGAGCGGATAAAACGCCAATTAAATACACTCACATTGATGAAGCACTTCCATAACCTTTCGGGGACCTCCAACTCCCGTCAACAACTTAGCTTCACCAAAATTTAAAAGGGTAAGTCACCATCAGTAGACTCTGGAGAGTCATCTATTTCGTCTGAACTTACACTCGAAGTTTGTATCTCACCTTTTCTGAAACTATCAAAGAGTGCCTTGGCCGCATCGATAGCAGAGGCAGGCACATCGGTAGGCTCCATCTTGGATACATCGAAGTTAAACCACGAACCTTTGTCATTAGACTCTTGGATTGTTTTCAACTTCCATACTGTTGCCCACATCGGTGGATTGAAGGGGCCATTCTTGCCCTTGTACTGCAACATACGCATCTGAGTATTCCAACGTCTTGACACTTTTAATTGTGTCTTTTTCATGTCACACACAGCACTTTGTGTACCACCGTCTTCGTCCACGATCATGACCAAGTGTTGTGCGGTACGCACGAGCTCGTTACCAGAAGGTAGCTTTTCAGACGAGCCAACACGTTCTACTTTTTGAATGTCTGGATTGGTTGGGTTCAATTCCTGGACAAATCCACCACCCTCTTCTCTGAATGAAAACTCGAGATACTTAGTTGTATATCCACAAGGTATCACAACAACACCTTCTTCTGGATCCCACACCTGACCTGTTACCGTATTAAACAAGTCTCCTGCTGACGCACCCTTAATAAATTTTGGGTCTGTCTTGAGGAGTTGTGGGCTGAGTGGTTGCAAGATACGCAAGAATGGTATCTGCATATCCTCCGTGCCAATCGAATCCATGCCTGCTCCTGCATGAGCCTCGAACTGTTCCATAATGTTAGCTACTGCTGTTTCTTTTTTCTTTGCTACTGCTTCTGTCATAACTATTTCCTTGTAATTTTCGCTTCGTTACCTGTGAATACTGAAAATAAATCCATGTCTATTGATTCACCTTTTGAGATTCTGTCTTTAACCCATGCCTTCAACTTGGAATGATGTACATATGTTTTCTGGTTTGGATCTTTACCTTGACTTCTAAGTTCATCTACAAACGCACCTGCTTCATTGTCCTGACCCGCAGAAAAATTTACAGTTACTTCGTTCTTGATGATATCTCCTTCGCCCACTGACCGAATAAATCCGTGAGCCTTGTCCTTGTTCTCTTCGCTTATGCGTGCATGAACAAAGGGCACGATCTTAACCTCATGGTCATCGACCCCTAGTTTATTGGCACCCATCTTTTGCATGAGAGCAGGAATATCTTCTGTGGAAATCTTAGTTGCCTGAAACTTTAGATTTTTAAGATGCTGTTCTGCATCCTCAATGTCTTTGTCAATCTGTAGTTTCCTGCGTACAAGTGTAGATAGATCCGAAACACCTTCTGTAGATACTTCGTCAAACTTACTTGCATCAATCTTTTGTTCTATATGCGTGAATAAATCATAATCGTTCATGCTTTTTTCCTTCTTGAATATAAAATAAAGTTTTACCCCTTCGGGTGGTTTAGTAGTGTCCTACTTTTTTTTCACACCGTCAAGCTTCTTGCTTGCCAAATGTTCTTCCCAAGCTTTGTCTATCAGTAACTCCATTTGTTTAGGAACACTTCTTCTACCCTGATAGGCAAGCTCTTTTACTTTTTCATGGGCATCTACATAGACGGCCACTGATTTAAACTTCGTAGTATCCAATCAAATCTCCTGTAATAATTTAAAGTCTCTAGTTTTGTTATATAAGCAATGATAAGTTCATGTCAACCCAACAATTAGTATTATTTTGTTGATATGCTCAACCATTCCTTAACTTTCTCTCCTAATGTTGCGGCAGATATCTTAATCTTACCTTGTAATGTCTTTACAATGTGCACATCCACCGTACCACGGCACACAAGATCCACATACAGCACCTTGTTGTGCTGACCGATACGATGACATCGGTCCTCGGACTGCATGCGTGTCTCGAGATTAAAATCATTTGAGTAATAGATCACATTCGTTGCTGCATTCAACGTGAGCCCCCGACCTGCGGTCTGTGGGTTTGCCACAAAGAATCGTGCCTCACCTCTCTCAAAACTTTCTATCGCGTTCTGTCTTTCGTTGTCAGTTGTGTCACCGAAGAATGTAACCGCAGAGCCCTCACCAAACTTATCTTTGAGAACTTTAGCTATCTTCTTTATGTCATACCTAAACCGCGACCATATAATTATCTTGCCCTGCATCTCTTCTATCGTGTCGAGTAGTGCATCTATTCTTCTCGATGGTATCTCTACTAGCTCACCATCGTCCGTCATCACATGACCACAGAGCACTTGTTGCAAGCGCAGAAGTTGTGTCATAACTGCGGGGGCTGATACCAAATCACCGCCCTCGAGCAATGCGACTGCTACGTTCTTGAGTGATACATAGTATTCGAGTTGTTCGTCCGTTAAAGACACACCTCGTGTTGTGTATATCTTGTCTGGCAGATCCAGAGCCTCGTCTTTTGTAACACGAAACGAGAACTTATCTAGCTTCTCCGATAGTTCTTCTAGACCTCTATAGCCTACGATCATTTGAAAACTATGACTGCCCATTCTTTGTGTACGTGTTACGGCATACCGACCTTGAAAAGACCAATAGCTTTCATGATTCAACAATGATTTATCCATAAACTCACATTGCGAATATAAATCCATAGGTGACTTTGTTACTGGAGAGCCTGTCAGTATGCGCTTGTATCCTGCCTGCTTGCCAAACTGTATAATATTCTTTGTCCGTTTGGCCTTCGGGTTTTTTATAGTGGTGCTCTCATCCACGGCCAACATAAACTTACAGTTATCTATGTAGCTTGCCAGATATAAACTCAGTTTCTTAGTTGTTGATCCAAAAGCCTCTACGTTAATAAGAAGTATTCTTAATCGTTTTCTCTCTTCTGTTGCCCCTTCCATAAGCTTTTCTTTTTCTGCCTTGTTGGGGCTTGGTTTCCATACGTCCACCCTATAGTCAACGTGGTCGGACATGTGTGTTGGTATTTCTGAGAGCTCCCAGTTTCGATACACACCTTTGGGTGCAATGATAATAGCCGTATCTATATGACCAATGTCATAGAGCCATACGATATTATCTATCAATACCTTAGACTTGCCGCATCCCATCTCCATAAAATAGGCATAGTTCTTCTTGTCATAAGACCTGCGAAGTGCCTCTTCTTGGTGGGCGTATGGTGGTGTTTTATATCTAAACATTAGCCTGCGATCTTGACTACATTGTTTCTTTCGATATCCGTGAACACTTTTTCCAAAGAGTCCTCTGATAAATCCAAGACCAGTTGAGCCCTGCGAATTGCTTCGTTTAAATTTATTTTTCCGTCCTGATACTTATCATGTATGTCAAGAAGGAAGTCCATGTCATCTCCATGTATCATTTTAAATTACCTCCAAGTTCCAGGCCTCTTCTCCATCCGCTCATGTTCCTAGCTTTCTTAGAGCTTGTCTTAGCTCTGGTCTGCCGTGTAGGTTTTGGCGGTTGAAAATTAACAACGGCATCATTGAGTTCGCGTATCTGTTGCCGAAATTCTTCCAAGCTTAGTTCCATTTCCTCTAGCTCGATTGCTAGATCGCTCATCTTTCCCATATAAACCTCCTTCGTTTGTAAAATATTTAAACCAATGGTCTGCACAATAAGGTGTATTATTGTCTATTGCGTCTGCCTTTTCACCGCAAACTGTACAACGCTTCCACATTATTTCGACCTGCCACCCACACCAGAAACTTTGGTAGTAGCATCTTTTCTTTTTGGATCTCTAAATAAAAAAGAGATAATTTTCTTTATAAAATTCATGTCATTCTTCCCATTTGTAGAACACATGGTCATTAATCCTGACCACATATTGTTTGCTTTCATGCCAGTCTGGTAAGACATAAATGGCATGGTAATGTGTTGATCCTTCCACAAAATCATGTAGTTTGTCCAGATATACTCCTGATGCTAACAATAGAGCACGTTCCCAAGCCTTTTCATCCTGCGGCCTATCGCTCTTACCATCGCACCACCAACTAAACTGACACTTGTTTCTAATTGGAAGGTCGGGCTGCCAAGAATAGGTCTGCCCCTGTTTGACAACCTCGCACACTGTGTCAGGGAATCTCTCATCCCTAACACGGTTCATTACTACCTGACCCACGGCCACTTGACCTATCGTTGGTTGGTTGCGAGCTTCATGGTAGATGTTAAGTGCGAGGCATACTAATGCAGTCTCTATCATTCTTGCACCAACTCATACTCGGTAAAAGTATCGAGTCCCTCTTTCCAATCCCATTCATCATAGTCAGACCATTCGTCAGACCTGTCTCGGTTTATCTCCTCCAGTATCTGAGGCAATGTCCACTTCACAACACTACCATCGAGTGTGTTTTTCAAAGTATAAATCTTACTCATTCGTACACCTCATACTCGTTGTGAAACTCTTCGTTCAAAGAATCAATTAAATCCTGCGGCAGATAAGACTCGGGCTCTGCATAGCCCATTGGTTCAAACGTCTCACCTTCTTTTGGTTCTTCTCCGTCACACATGCGCTTGCGGCATTCATAGTTCCAATCATCTAGATCCTCACCAAATTTATTGTCAGGATTAAACAAGATAGAAACAGATGCGTCCGTCCCTGCTATCTTTTCCCGAATGTCCAGAATCAGATAGTTATGAATGCCCCATCCATCACACTCGACCTCGTACCCAAGTGACTCTATAAAGTCCTTGACAAGGTGTGTGCCGTTCCATCCATCTCCGTCATTAAACCCCCATTTACTGAAGGCATCCTGCCATGTCCATTCCATCATTACTCTAGGCATTTGTTTCCTCCTTTGTATAAATACAGATAACATCGTTGCCGTATCCCTCTGGCTTACCAAAATGATAGCCCCACCTAAGATTTAAATTATTGAGCTCTTCTCGCATACGCTTCTTGCCATGCACCTTAAATATTGCATCAGCCTCTACTAGGATGTAACCTTCGCCTTCTTCAACCAAGTACACTTGGTCTGTGCCAAAAGAATATTCTAATAGAACAACTGTAGCATCACAGGTAAACTCATCATAATCACCAATCGGTTTCATTGGATCATAATTAACATCACCAAACATTATTCATCCTCCTCTATGTCTACAACAAAGGCTATTCTAACTATTCCTTCATCTTCGCTTGCAACAAACCAAGAATCATTTTCTTCTTTGTTAGGAAAAATCATTTCCAATGTTTGTAATAAATCATACCGTGTCATTGCGTGCTCCTTACATACATCGAAATATCGTCATCGCACCTGTCAGCAATATGTTGTGGACACGGCCACACAACAGACA